CCGCGCGTTAGTTCGACGTCTACACCTTCTTCTAAAGTGAAAAGGTTGTATCTAGTCGGAAAGTTTGACGTATCAACACCCGACCACAAAACGGGTTCGGTTGCCGTGTTAAATTCGCCCTCAAAGACGAATAAATAAAAAGGGTCTACTAACGTCGTAACCTCGCTTAAAGTAAGCGCAAACGTGTTAACTTCGCCTTTTTCAATATATATCATAACAATATTAAAATTCGTTTGGGACTTGTTCAAATAGAAAACCCCCTACTAAGAGGGGGCTAACTATGTTTGGTAAGGAAAAAATTAAACTAATAAACCTGGTACAATTGCCGCGTCTACTTCGTAAGCTAACTCTGGGTTTTCAGCAACCAAAGTAACCGAATACTTAGAGCCGTCAGCGCGGGCAGTTCCCGAACCTTCGCCGTAAGCCGTTACTTGCAAGAATGGGAAATACCAAAACTTGCCGTTTGCGTCACCTACAACCGCAGTCAAGTATTGCTGGCCAGCGCCAAGAATTTTAATAGCCTTAGACTTCTCTTGGTCGCGTCGGTGAAACATTAAGTTAATAGTTTGAGTAACGTAAGAAGAACCATTCACTAGGTCAATAGTTCCGTCTTCGGTAAAGTTACCCGTATTACGTTTGAACTCCAAAGCTATAAAAGGCTCAGTGTAGTTAATGTCTGTTACTTCCCAGTTCGTACCAGTTTCACTTGTAACGACACCCGTAATGTTGTCTTGTTGGTTAATTAATAGCGTGTAAATACCGCCGCTATTGTTGTCGCATCCTTTAAGGATTTCTTGTAATGTAGCACAAGCCATGTTTTCTAAATTTTTTTGGTTATAAAAAAGGGCGGCGTTTTATGGCCGCCCCGTATATTTTAAATTGTAGTTAACGACTAGTCGAAACAAACGTTGTAAATTACAATTTGTCCAGGGTTCGTGTAGTGGAAACCAGCTTTTAAGTTCGCACGTGTACGAATGTAAGGCTCAGCAACTGAGTCGGAAAGGTTAACAGCTTTCAATGCTTTAGCGTCGCCCTCTGCGTCGAACGCATAGATAAGGTCAGTTTTCAAAGCAAGAACCATAGTGTTAACTGGCATACCTTCAGCAAGAACAATTTTGATACCTAAGAACGTCGGAGCCAAAGGAGCTGTAACGTAAGTTAAAGTGTTACCAGAAGCGGCAGCAATTTGATAGTTTACGAATACGTCGCTAGAAACGAACAAACGAAGGTCTGCACGCTTAGATTGTACTGCTGCGGGAGATTGTTGTAATACAGCTGTCATTTGTGCAAGTACGTTTGAGCTGTTGATAGCGCCAGCATATAGACCCTCAGTTGCGTCGTCTGCACACAATTTTTTAAGGTAGCCGTCACACAAAGAAAGAACTGGGTCATTGCTTTCGGTGTCACCTTGCCAACGGATAAGCTCTAGGTCGTTACCGATACGGGCAGCCATTTCATTCCAATAGTAAGCCATGAAAGAAGGTACGCTAAAGTCGCCGTTAGAACCTTGAGACATTTGCAAAGCTAAGAAAGACTGCTCGAGGTCGAATTGACAAATTTGTGACATAGCAGAAAGCGCACAAACGTCAATATCAACTGCATCTAGGTTGTCAGTAGGAGCGGTGAAGTTACATGTTGATGCAGCCAAAAGGTTGCCGAAAGTAACGTTAGCCAATTTAGTAGCTGACTTAATGCCAGGAAGCGTGCGGTAGTTGTCCGCGATGTCTTCGGTTAAATAAGCTTTTGAGTAGAACTCGTCTGGATTAGGACATAACAACGCGTTTGTTTCTACGTCCAAGTCAAATTTTAGATTTCTCATTTTTGTTTGGTTTTTATTTTGTTTTTACTTGTTTACTTGTTTGCGGCGCGGAACATTTTTAACTTGTCAAATGCTGACAACTTTGTGTCCTTAGCCATTTCGATTTCTTCTTCTTCTTTGATTACGCCTAGTTCTTCAATTTGGTTTTTAAGGTCTGCAATCATTCCGATTAATGCTTTTTCGCGTTCTTCGATTAAAGGCATAACAATAGCGGCGATAGCCTCAGCGTCAACAACTGGATCAACAGCCATTTCAGTTTCTACTTCTTCTTCTACAACCTCGTCTTCGGTTACGCTAGTGTCTTCCATAGCTACTTCTTCGGTAACTTCTTCCGTTACTTCGGCCATTTCGACTTCTTCTTTTTCTACTTCTTTAATTTCGACTACTTGGCCGTCTTTGACCACGTAGATTTTACCTTCTAAAAGGTGTTCTCCGTCTGGGAAATTCATGTTATTTTGTTTTAAGTGTTTACTTAATTTCATTCCCAAAAAGCCCTCAATAGAAAAACCTACTTGTTCGTCTTTTACTAGTTGGTTGTAATAGTCTACGTCGGTAATTTGTGCCGTTAGCATTAAAGTTCCTTTCGGTACTTCGATGCCATAGGTTGTAAGCGCTTTATCTTGGGTTGGGTTTTCGACAATCCACGCTTCTAAAATGTAAGCGGGAACCTCTTTACTTTGGTCATGCTCTAAGTTAAAGACGTTTCGATTAGAAAGGTCGCGCATGAACTTGACGTAAATTTGTTCTATGGTTTGTTCGTCGAATTGTACGTAATACTCGCCGTCGTCGTCGCGTCTATAAATTTCCATAGGGATCATTGCGGGCGCAGTAACGCGGTATTTTAAACTATCGGAAAAGAAACGCTTAGCAACGTTTTCGAAAGCTAGGCCACGAACTTTTATGGCGGGGTTTGACGTGAAAGCAATTTGTTCTATGCCTAAGTCTTCGCCGTCCGAATATTCGGGGTCAATAGTTATTTTGTAAATGGGTAAGTCATTAACCATAACCATATTAAAAAACCCTTATATTTGTTCAAAAAAACTATGATAACAATTTGTAACAAAGACATTGCGAACGAGTTAAACGAACTAACAATTCAGCAGTTCGAAGACATTACGGAAATTCACGCTAACGAAAAGCTAGACAACGTCGAAAAACACTTAGAAGTTTTTAAGTACATGGGTGTTGCTGAGGCTGAAGACATGGACTTTGAAGACTTTAAAGAAGCAATCCGTCTTTTTAACACGGCTAAAGCGCCCGAAGGTATCTTATTAAAACGTTTTGAAGCTGACGGGTACACGTACCAAGCGTACGACCAGGAATTTAAGTTAACGGCTAAAGACACAAAGCACATTGAAAAGATTTTAGCGCATAAGCACAAAGGGTTTATTTCCGAAGCGCTAGCGGTTATCTTTAAAAGAACGGACTTAAGCAAAACCGAACACTACACCGACGCGCATATCAAACTAAAGGCAAAGATTATTCGTGAAATGACAGCCGAAGTTGCCGTGCCTTACCTTGTGGCTATTGCCGAAACAATTAACAAACAAGTTCAAAGCTTAAATGAAAGTTCCGAAGGGGTGGCATGAAGTTAAGTTGTACCAGTTTAAAGAACTTCGCGAACTCAAAGACCACGAAGGCTTTTTTAACTTGCAACTAGAAACGCTTGCAATCCTTTTAGACGTACCTAGCGAAGACTTAGAAGAACTTTCTTTAGAAGAAATAAGCGAACTATTCAAGTCGGTTAAATGGGTTCTTAGCGAGCCTAAAAAAGCCCATGCAAGCGAAGTAATAATAGACGGCGACACGTACATTTTAAAGCCGTTTAAGAAACTAACGCTTGACGAGTTTATAGACCTTAACTTTTTCTTGTCAAATGATTACTTAAAGCATATTTCGCATATTGTTTCCGTGTTTTATAGGCGTATTAATACGGATAATTGGGGTAATATTGAATTTGAACCCTACGTGTTTAACCCGTTCGACGTATTCGACAAGTTCGACGACCTGAACATAACGCAAGTTTACGGGCTTATTCCTGAGTTCTTAAAGTGGCGTGACGACTTTCTAAAGAAATACGAAAATTTGTTTAACGAAGACGACGAAGACGAAGACGAACCGCTAGACGTTAAAGACTTTGACAGCTTAGAAGACTATAAAGAAAGTTTAAAGGCGCAAGAACAAGCCAAGAAGTCTAAGAAGTGGGGGTGGGAAAGTTTGTTGTTTGACCTTTGCGAAGGTGACCTAACAAAAATAAAGGCAGTCGGTGAACTGCCCTTAATATTCGTTTTTAATATGCTTTCGATGCGTAAAGAAATGGGCTACTTAGAAACCCCTAAATTTTAAAGGCGCGCTAAACTCCCCGCCAATAGGTTCGAACGTGTAAATAATACTTTTCTTTTCGCCTAAAATTCTAGCCACTTGTAATATAGGGTAACGCTTAGCCATCCATTCGGTATATTGCTGGTAAATTTCGGCGGTTGTACCCTCAGCGTTTAGGCGTGCGGTAAGCTTCGCGCAAAGGTCAAAAGGTAACATGTTAATAGTTCCGTTGTTCAAGAACCCGAAATAGTACATTGCGAGTATTTGAATTTCTAATTCACCCAACGCGGGTATTTTAGCGTTGATCCTAATTGAGTCGTAAAGCGCCTCCGTGTCTATTAAGTTTTCTTCGGCAATGATACGTCGCAAAGTCTTAGCAATCTTATTACGTGTTTTGTAAAGGACGTTAAAAGTCCCGTCGTTCTTGTAAGCCATTACTCCCCTTTTAGTGCTTGAATAAACAATTCAATTTCAGTATAAAAAACTTCGTTGATTGAGCATGAAAGGTCAAGTAAAATGATGCCTTCATTTGTAGGTACATGGCATTGGCTTTCGCTAATTATTTCAATTTCACCATCAAATGTGTATTGAGTTTCATTGAAAATAAATCCGTTTTTTATTGTAACTATATTCATTTTAAGAGTATTGAGTTATCCTTACATTTCTAATTGTAACAACATCAGCTACTCCAGCAAATATTGTGAATAAAAAATATAAATCCGTTGAATTATTCAAGGTAAAATTATTTATTGCTGTACTTGGTGAGTAGTCGCTTGCAAATGGCAAAGTGTTCATTGATTTTGCAGCAGTACCAATTTTTTGTATATCCCTACCATTTTTGCAATAAAATTGCGTACTATTTATATTTGAACCAGTAGCTACTAAAGTTGCACCACTTAATGAATTTGAAGTGTTTATATATAGTGCTGATTGACCACCAGCAGATGTTCCAGATATTCTAACTGCACCCCATACCACCTCAATTATACAATTTGTGTCAAATGTATTTGCTGGAATTAAAATTGAACGAGAAATTGTTGCTATCGTACTTGATACATTTGTTCCATCAAAAGGTGAAACGGCTATTGCTTTTGGATTTGAACTACCACCACCACTATACTGCGGAATGTTCAAAGTCGCACCAACCAAAGTAGCTGCACCACTTGTGCCTGTAGTAGTGAGTGTCAGCGTGTTTTGTTTAGCATTAAGAGCCGTTTGTGTTGCCGTGCTTACTGGCTTGTTTAGGTCGCTTGTGTTGTCCACGTTGCCGAGACCGACATCGGTAGCGGTTAAGTTAATGTTGCCAGCACCGAGTAGGCTTTGACCCTCAATTGTTTTGATATTCGTGCCGCTGACAAGGGCAGCTTGCTTGCCGTTAAAAGTATTCCAATCCGATGCGCTCAAATAGCCGTCGTCAACTGAGCTACTTTGTCGAATAGATATGTCGGGGGTTGTACCGCCCGTTGATACAATCGGTGAAGTACCCGTTACGGCGGTCACACCACTACCAGCGGCGGCGTCGATAATATCTTGGCCAGTTACCGACTTAGTAACGTAAGAACCGCCTACCAAAGTAGAAACTTCTACTAAGTCCGTTGCTTGTAAGTCCGACCCTTTGGGGGTCATTTGGCTAATTTTCTGCGTTAGGTTCATGCGGCTAAAACTAATTCGACACCACCAAAGCCACCCGCCCCAACAATTGTAATTCTTGCAAAGACCTCGTCATTTTTTGGGGTTAT